ACAATAATGATGGTGGGGCGTGTGACTCTACTTGGTATGCTTGTGGATATTAAGGAGGATAAATAATGGAAATAAAAGCAGTAATACAAAAACCTTATACAGAATCACAAAGAACAGGATTCGTGGTTAAATATAACCATAATTTAGGTTATATAATTAACGAAACAGAAACAGAGCTTCAAGCTTTAGGTTATACAGAAGAAGAATTAGCATTACAAGAAAAAGAACGTATTGCAAAATTATCCTTAACCAAACGTGAAGTGTTCTTAGGTTTATATCAAGCTAAAGGTATAAGTCCAGATGTAATTAAACAAAACATTACAGACCCAGCGGCATTAATTGAATTTGAATATGCCAATGATTATTTCAGAGGTAATCCATTAATTGATGGCGTGGGTGCTATGTTAGGTATTACACCAGACCAGTTAGACAAATTCTTTGATGAGGCAAATAAAGGTAATCCTTTTGCTTGGTCTTATTTAATGCCACAAGAGGAAGAAGAACCAACTGAGGAAGACGAAACAGTTGAGGAAGATATAGTTCCAGAGGAAGAAACTAATGGCTAAGATTAAAGCATTAAAAAAAGATGTATTTGATATAGATAAGATAACTGTTATTGGTAGTCCTACGATTACAAGTGATGGGATTGCTAGTGGGTTTAGTACAAATGCTTATCTAAATACAAATATAATAATAGGACAAAAACCTTTCAAAATTACTATACCATTTAATGCGCCGTCTGGAACAATGGGTTTTGTAGATGTATCATCTGGAAATGGCTGGTATCCACTAATAAGAATAGATAATGATTATCTTTTATCACAGGTAAAAACAACGAGTGGTACAAGCTTATCTAATATGGCTATACGTTGTCCTAGAAACATTGATTGCATATGTACTTTTGAATTTACTGGCACTAAATATATAATGGGCTTATTTAATGGAACTGATTGGGCTTATGTAGAAAATAGTAAATCTGAATATTTAGCTAATATGGATAAACCAATTATACTTGGTAATTACGGAACGTTTAAAGACCAATACTTTAAAGGCTCAATCGACCTAACTCAATTCAAAATCTACGTTGACGGTGAACTTGTTTACTCTCCTACTAAACCAGTATACTCTTTAGAACGTAGAAAAGAAGGTTTTGATTTATCTAAATTCACAGTTATAGGAACGCCAAATATTACAGATGATGGGATTGCAACTAATTTTAGTGGTAGTAATTATGTTTCAACTCAAAATAAATTTAGTATAGATATATCTAAAAATTTTGAAGTGTATTTAAAACTAAAAAATATTAAATACCAATCAGGCTTAGGCGATACTGGAGTTATTAGATTTAATACGAATAGTAATATTAGGTTTGACCTTCGTTATAATGGGAAATTCTTTTATTTAGTGTCAAATGGAACTGGTAATGCTTCAGATTCTACTGGTATTAAATACTTTAGTTATGACAGAGATATGGATGTAGAAATTATCTTTGGCATAAAGGGTACTACCTTTTATGGAAAAATTAAAAGAAGCTACGATACGGTCTGGCGCAATTTAAGCACGACTACAATTAATATAGATGATACATTTACAAACGCATTTATTCAATTTGGTCTTGGCTGGGGTAATTATATGACATCGGAAACAGGCTCAATCGACCTTACCCAATTCTCAATCACAGTAGACGGTAAAGAAGTATTCACAGGTGCTAAGCAAGAATATTATGGAATGCGGGGTGGTAAATGATAGTTCAACCAATAATAGTTGCCAGCAGTCCTGTTAATTATCCACCGAATCCAAATTTTGGGTATAGCCATCCACTCAAAACAGCATTTGATAGAGGCTTAATGCCGGAGGTTAAAAAGGGATTACTCGGACATCCCATAAATAAACAAACACGTTCTATAGAACATATTATTCCAAAATGTATGGGTGGAACGTTGGCAAACGATAACGTAGCACTAACACATAAAAAAGCAAATATGTTAAGAGGTGCCACACCAATAGAAAAACTTGTAACAAAAGAAATGTGGATAGAGTACTTAAAGCAGTTTATAAACGTAAAAAATAAATTCATTGATGGTATGGAGTATATAAGAGGACTTTGTAGGAAGTTCAACATAGACATAAAGGAGGTCTTAAATGCTTAAATGGTTAGAAAAATTTGTATTAAAGAAACTTGTGAAACGTGTTATCCAAAATATTTTAGATAACGAAGCGGCTACCACAATTTTTGTAGAGGAAAAGATTAATGAAATCTCAGAAAACATCGAAAAATTCGTGGGTGAAAAGGTTATTGAAATTGTTCAAGAAACCCACGACAGGTTACGTGAAACCCAGAAGTAATGGTGGGTTTGAGTTCAAATTAACTTGGAGGTTCTAAAATGTTGGAATGGTACAAAGACGACGAACTGGCAATATTTTTTGATAGATTACCAGCACCTAAAGAACGATTTATAATTCCGGGTATGGATAAACGAACAAAGGAAAGTATTAAGAAATTCCCTTACATCAATTTAAGGGAATTGGCAGTTACTGTCTTTGACCATATACAACAAAAGAAACACGAGTTCAAAATACCTAAAAAATATTTGTTTGATGGAACCTCAATTCCAGGTAAGGTGATTTTAAAAATTTTAATAGGTGCCAAAACAGATAATAGATTTTTAATAGGCGCTATGGTTCATGATTGGATGTGTGAACATCACGAAAGTGTTGACCATAACAGAGAATTATCTTCTAAGATACTTAAAGCATTATTATTAGTAGGTGGAACACCTGGTTGGAAAGCACAATTAATGTATCTAGGAGTTGAAATATTCCAAAGAACACAAGGTTGGAAAAAACCAGAAGCAAAGGATGATGACAATGGCAATGAAGTTGGGTAAAGCGGGAGAAGAATTAATCAAACACTTTGAAGGACTTTATCTAGAAGCCTACAAATGTCCGGCAGGGGTTGCAACCATCGGCTGGGGTCATACTGCTGGCGTAAAACTAGGACAAAAAATTACAAAACAACAAGCACAAGAAATCTTTGAAAACGATATGAAAGTCTATGAGGGATATGTTAACTATTATGTAAAACAAACCTTAACTCAAAATCAGTTTGATGCACTCGTATCATTTACCTATAATTGTGGTCCGGGTAACTTACAAAAATTAATTAGAAACAGAACTCTAGAACAAATTGCAGATGCTTTACCACTATTTAACAAAGCAAATGGAAAAGTTCTTGCCGGACTTGTAAGACGACGTAAAATGGAACAAGAATTGTTTCTAAAGGGTATGCCAAAAACCAATACTCAAAAATATACAGTTACGGCAACAGCATTAAATGTACGAGCGGGAATTGGTACATCATATAAAATTGTTCGTGTATTAAAGAAAAATCAAGTTGTTGAAGTATCACAAATTTCTAATAATTGGGGTAAGATTTCCGATGGTTGGATTTCATTAAAATATACTAAAAAATTATAAACACACACGCTTCTCTTTATTTTCGCACTACTCCAGCAAGGATTTGTTCCTTGCTTTTATTTTTGATTTTTACATAGTGTAACATATTAACCGGATAATTCAATTATATGAACAAATATTCATAAATTAGTAGTATAATATTAAAATAAGGAGATGGTAATATGTTAATAGAAAGAACTAAATTAAAGACGATGCAGGTGTGTTACTTACTGAACATCACACCTAGTACACTACGAAACTGGTACAAATATGTAGAAGAAGTGGGTCCGGATAATTTACCAGAAGGATGTCCTGGGTTACCACCTTACATACAAGAAAACCCTAGGGCGCAAAAGTATTGGAACGGTGGTGACCTTCACAAATTGTATGCTTTTCAACAATGGGTTCCAAAAGGACGTGGTGGTAAGATGGCTCAAATCAGTAGCAAATATTGGAGCGATAAGTTTTACAAAAAGAAACAATAATCTATATATTATGTAAGAAAGGAGTTTTTAATAATGGCAAGGAAGAAATTTACAGAGTTACTTGAAGGTCCTGTAATTTGTACAGATGATTTAATGGCTAATTATGTTGCAAAGAAGCAAGAGCTGGAAGCCTTAGACAAATTAGTTAAAAAATTAGGTGACCAAGTAAAAGAACAAATGAAGTTACAAGACTTAAAATCAACTGAATGTAATGGCTACAAAGTTACAAGAATGGAAAGTCAAAGAATTACTTGGAACGAGGAAATGTTGCTACAGAAAGTTAAAACATTTAACAAACCTGAATTAATTAGACAAATTGAACAGGTTGACGTTGCAATGTTACAACAAGCAATCATTGATAATCAAATTGACATTAATGATATTCAAGACTGTCAAACAGTTAAAGAAGTAATATCGTTAAGAGTTGATAAAATTAAGGAGAAGGCACCAGATGGAATATAGACAACAAGCAAAAACAGTAAAAATTTCGGGTACTTCAAAAGCAACGGTTCAAATTAAGAATAATTATTACAGTTTTTCTTATAGTGAAGAACGTGAATTACCAGAAGATGATACAAGAACAAACATAGAAAAAGAGCGTGAATTATTATGGGAAACGCTTAATGCAGAAGTTGATAAGCAAATCGAGGAGATTACGCAATTATATAGTTAGAAACACTCTTTTCATACTTCCAGCTATTCTGTCGGGTATGTTCAGTCGATAGGCATACCCGTTTTTCTATTTTGTTGTATATTAAAATAAAAGAGGAGAAATATTTATGAGTAATACAAATAACGGTAGCGTGGTCAGAGTCGTTAAAGACCGTGACTATACAGTAATGAAAAATATTCACTTGAAGGACCCAAGATTGTCGTTGAAAGCAGTAGGACTGCTATGCAAGGTATTAAGTCTGCCTGATAATTGGGAATATAGTATTTCGGGTCTTGTTGCTATTTGTAAGGAGGGCAGGGACACCGTCAGAACGACGTTACACGAATTAAAAGAGTTTGGGTACCTACAAGTGAATAAACTACAGAAAGAGAACGGACAATTCGTGTATGAGTATATTATACATGAAACTCCGATTGATGTGGAGTGTGAGAATCCAGTAACTGAATCTCCAGATACGGAAAGTCCAGATGTGGATAATCAGACAGAATTAAATACTAATATATTAAATACTAAAGAATTAAATACTAATATTCTTAGTGCCGAGGCACCAAAAGGTCAGTTAATTAATACAGGAAAGAAACCTAAAAAACCTAAAATGAATGGTTATATAGAAGTTATTCAAAATTTAAGTAGTAATGAACAAATAAGAAATTCTTTATTAGAATACTGTAATTTTAGAAGAGGTAGAGGTTTAACTGTTAAACAATGGGAATTGATAGTTACTAATTTTAGAAAAGATAGTGAAGGAAAAACAGTTGATGAAGTATTAAAATGTATAGAAGTTTGTTTAATTAACGGACGTAACTCTTTATATTATAGCGATTACCAAAATAATAATTCTAAACCAGTACCGACCGCCGCAGATGATAATCCATCGGTGATAAGACGTTCAAGATAAAACATCGGCACCTGCGTTGAAATTTTCGGCGTCTCTGGGTTTTTTATTTGAATGAGTATAAATTTATAGACTAAGAATCAATCGGCGTTAAAAACGAAAATAATCGGCAATTAACAAACTTTTATAAAAAACAATTTATATCTATAAATTGGGTAAGAAGTGAAAGGAGTTAAATATGGAAAACAAAAAATTAACAGTTGCACAAAAAGCAGTATTAGATGTATTACGAAAAGGAAAACAAAACAAAGTAAACCTCAGATACATCGGTAAATTATTAGGAATTTCAGAACGTCATGTTGGGTACATAATTGCTGAACTGAGAGAATTCTACCCGATATGTAGTACACCATTAGACGGTGGTGGTGTTTGGTTGGCAGAGTCTAATAAAGAAATTGTTGACTTTATTAAACACATTGAAAAGTTAAGAAACCAGCACCAATTAACAATTAACTTTATGGAAGGTCATATTAAGTAATGGAAAAATATCAATACAAATTTGATAAAGATAATTGTATGTATAAAGACATTTGTGAGGTGTACGATACACAAGATTGCAATTCAGTTTGTGAACGTTACATCCTCACAAATTTCTTACTCCATCATTCAAACATACCTGTCAAACAACGTGTAAGAAAGAAACTGACTGTTCCAGGGTGTGACCGTGAAGCTTATGCTTATTTACAGCAAGTCCGTCTTTCTATTAAACAGTTTGTACAAGATGGTGAGAATTTATACATTTACAGTCCAAACAGTTACAACGGAAAGACGAGTTGGGCTATAAGTTTAATGTTGAAATACTTTGACCAAGTTTGGCAGGGCAACGGGTTTAGAATACGAGGAGTATTCGTTTCAGTTCCAATGTTTTTAATGAAATGTAAAAATGTAATGTCCAACCCGGACATCTATTTTGAACAATTTAAAGAAACATTAAGGACAGCCGATTTGGTTATATGGGATGCCATAGCGTGTGATAATTTATCATCATATGATAATAACGTATTGTACGCATATATATCGGAACGTATGTTAAACGGAAAGAGTAATATATTTACGGGTACACAAAACGAACCACAAATGCGAACAGCCTTGGGTAATAACTTGACTTCACGCATCTGGGGAAATAGTAATATAGTAAAATTTAATGCAGAGGACTGGAGAGGCTAATGATTTCACTGCAGATTTTGAATAAGGTATTAATAACAAAGGATGCTTCAATACTTGATAGGTATGCATTGACTGAAGAGTATTTTCCTGGTTATGAACAAGAGTATCAATTTATTAAACAACATTTGGACACCTATCAAAAAGTACCAGACGAGGCAACTTTTGTTGATAAGTTTCCGGAGTTTGAATTATTAGATGTACACGAGAGCGACGAGTACCTAGTTAATACAGTTCGTGAAGAAAACTTGTATTATCGAAGCGTTGATGTTGTCCAAAACGTGGCTGAAAAATTAAAAGTAAACGCAGACGATGCCGTTAACTATTTATTAAAACAAGTTGAAACATTAAAACCCTCACAAGTGATAACAGGTGTTGATATTATAGCAAATGCTAAAGAACGTCTTGATGTGTATAAGAATAAACAAAATGCAGAAGTTCCGGCATACATACCAACAGGATTTAAGGAATTAGACGACTTGTTAGGTGGCTGGGCAAAAGGTGAGGAGTTTGTAGTATTCTTTGCAAGAACTGGACAAGGTAAATCATGGATGTTAATTTCGGCAATGGCAACTGCCTGGTCACAGAATTACAGAGTTGGATATATAAGTCCAGAGATGAGTCCTGTAAAAACGGGGTACAGGTTGGACACAATATTGAAAAACTTTTCAAACAAAGCGTTGGTCCGTGGTAATGATGTTGACGGATACGAGCAGTATATTAACACATTAAGTTCTTCTACAACACCGTTCTTGGTGGCTACTCCAAAGGATTTTCAAAAGAATATAACTGTAAGTAAATTGCGTTCGTTCTGTATTAACAACCAATTAGACGTTCTTGCAATTGACGGTATTACTTATTTAAGGGATGAAAGACGACAACGTGGTGACAACAAGACCACAATGCTAACAAACATCAGTGAGGACTTGATGGCATTAAGTTGTGAATTGGAAATACCTATTTTAACAGTAGTACAATCAAACCGCGAAGGAGTTAAGGTTAACGGAGAAGCAGGGGTGCCAGAGTTGGAAAATATTAGGGACTCAGATGGTATAGCACACAATGCGACAAAAGTTATTTCTATTAAACAGGACGCCGGTTGCCTACAAATGGCAATTAAAAAGCACAGGGACGGTGAAATGGGTGGAATAGTAAATTACACTTGGAACATTGACCGTGGTGAGTTTAAATACCTACCAACGGCAGATGGATACACTCCACCACCAACAACACAAACAACGGCACCAACTACAATGAAAAGACCAACGTATAATGACGTTGATGTATTTTAGGTGGTGGACTGATGTTAAAGGTTGGAAATGTTGTAATAACTACACCAATAGCAAATATCTTACAAGTATTAAAGACTGAACTTGATTTAAGAGGAATAAAGTTACTCCACAAAATGGTACCGGGTACATCTAACATACAAGTTACTTGCCCGGTACATTCGGGAGGACAGGAAAGAAAACCTAGTTGCGGGATAAGTACAGACCCAAGAAAAAGTGTTGAGGTTGGTACTGTCCATTGCTTTACTTGTGGTTATCGTGCAACGCTACCTGAATTTATTAGCACCTGTTTCGGCAGGAAAGACGGTGGTGAGTATGGTAAACATTGGTTAATAAAGAAATTCGTTGGTGTACAAATTAGTGAACGACCAAATCTGGAATTAGATTTTTCACGTGGTACAAGTACACAAACACAAACAGAGTTCGTAAGTGAGGAAGAATTGGATAGTTATAGATACACTCACCCATATTTATACCAACGTGGTATGACTGACGATATTATAGAAAGATATGATTTAGGGTACGACTCGAGTTTTAAATTACCCGGAACTGTTAATACTATAGAAACAGTGACATTCCCGGTTCGTGATATTAATGGTAATACATTATTCGTAGCAAGGCGTGCTATTCATACAAAGTTATTTTATTACCCGGAAAATGTGGATAAGCCAATTTATGGATTATACGAATTGGATAAAACTGCAAACGAAGTAATTATATGTGAATCAATGTTCAATGCGTTAACTTGCCAGGTATATGGTAGACAAGCAGTAGCTTTATTGGGTTTGGGTACGGAGTCACAGTACAAACAATTAGAAAGATTACCTTGTAGGAAGTTAATAATTGGGCTAGACCCAGACAATGCCGGATATAAGGCAGGACAAAAACTTAAACAACGATTACAAAGGAAGAAGATTATTTCGTTCCTAGACATACCACAAGGAAGTGATATCAACGATTTAAGCCTGGAAGAATTTACTAAATTAACTGAATATTATTAAAAATTAAAAATTGATTTCTAAAAAACACTTGTAAAACGTTTTTTCTTATGCTATACTAAGATTAACAAATAGGAAACAAGGAGATGCAGTACAATGTATCGGAACCAAATACAAGAAATTAAAATGAACTTGGCACTCGGCTTGATAACCTACGAACAGGCAAAAGAGCAGGCAAAGCCAATAATTGATGAGATGAATGAGAAGGGCAAGGCAATAGCAAAGAAGTATAACCAAAAGTTCAGACCGTTTACTTTTACAGGTTTAATGCGTTAGAAACGCCCTGATGAGTCTTTGAAAATTAAGACGAAACGCCGTGAGGCGTCGGTGTTAAAATAAAATACAAGAAGCAAAGGAGAATCATTATGTCAGAACAAAAAATTTACAAATCTTTAACAAAAGAGGAACTTGGTATTTTAAAAGGTACAGAGGTAGACAAAGTTGATGGAAGAGTATTCTTTCTATTAGAAATTTTGGAAGATGGACAACCCGTTGAATTAAGACGTGTGGCACAAAGCACATTCAAAAGATGGTGGAGACTTGTTGAAGACGTAACTTTTACAACAGAGGACGAACAAGAAGAAGTTACAGTTGAGGAACAAGTTGAACCACAAGAACAACCAACTATAGAAGACCTTAAAAAGTTCAATGAAGCAGGTGGTGAACTAACTGAAGAAGAATTACAAGTGTTCAAACAAGAAGCAACAAAAACTTCAACAATGGAACAAGTTATTGCAGAACAAGAACAAGCCGAACAAGAAGTTGAACAAACTAAAAAACCAAAGCCAAGAAAAATAGAAGGTGTTGGTTTGTATGTTAAAGAGTTAGTTGAAACTCACGAAGGTGAATTTCATTTATATTCAGAAGGACGTGGAGGTGTAATCAAAGTTGGTGGTAAGCCAGTAATGTTCTTTGGTTTAAGAAGACATGGTGCTATTAGATTGTTTATGAAGGAAGCATTAGACGAGGCACTAAATTGTCCATACCCAGTAGTTGAAAGCAACGGATACCCAAAACAATTCCCATTCCGTTTAGACATAAAAGTTATGAACGACGAAAGCAGAGATTTACTGTATAACATATTTAGTTTATACCTTTAATATAAAACACACAAAAACATAAATGACAGAGCCAATTACAGGTTCTGTCATTTTTATTTTGGGTAAAATATGTTACCGCCTATTGTTTTTTCTTTTTGTTTGTTGTTTAATAAATTATGTTAGTATAACAACACAAGAGGACCAAAAGGACAAAAGGAGAGCAACGATGGAAACGACAACAAGAGTATTAAACAGGTACAGAGACAGAGAGATTGAAGGGTTGAGTTTAGAACAGTTGAGTTCTTTGTATAGACTAACCCACGAACAGAGTATTATTGCAGAAGCATTTGACCAATTGAAAAAGTTAATTGTTATCAGTAATAACCAGTACCCACAATTTGACATATCCGATACAATTAGTTTTGCATTGGAAAAGTTGGAGATGTGTTTATTAACATACGTTCCAGGTAGCAATACGAAATTCAGTACATATTTCATAAAGGTGTACAAGAACAAATTAAGGGAAGAATCACAATCATTAAACACTCATAAAAGATGTGTGGTGTATAATTCAACAAGTTTAAACTATTTAATGGAAGAGGGTTTTGATGTGGCAACAAATAAGAATATTGATTCTTTAACATTTGTTTTGCCAAAAACATTAACACCTAGGGAACATCAGTATTGCCAATTACTTGCAATGGATTACGGTTCAAACAAAGACATAGCAAACCATATGAATGTTAGTGTTATGACGTTATGTAATATGCGTAAAAGTTTAAGAAATAAATTAGAATATCTTTATAAATAAAACTATTAATCTATATATTAGATGTACGGTAAAGGGTACAAAAAGTAGAAAAGGAGAAAACAGATGGCAAGATTTAAAGCAGATGAAGTGGACAACTATAAACCGGCTGGGGTCGGTTCGTTCTTTAGTTTGGCAAACGACGGGGACTTCGAAAGAGTAAGGTTGATGTATAACAACATTGATGACGTTGAATTATTTTCAGTACACGAAATAGAAGTAAATGGTAAGTCTTATTTCGTTAACTGTTTAAGAGAATACGACCAACCAATTGATAACTGTCCATTATGTGCGGCGGGTAATAAAATACAGGTTAAAATGTGGGTTCCACTATACATTGAAAACACCGGTGAGGTTAAGGTGTGGGAACGTGGAAGAACATTTGTTTCAAAATTACAAAGTGCTTGCAGACGTTTCAATCCACTTGTTTCAAGTATTTTTGAAGTTGAAAGAAACGGTGCAAAAGGTGACCAAAATACAACTTACGAATTGATTAATGTTGGACGTGATGAGAAAACATTAGCTGAATTACCAGAGTTACCAGAAATCGGTGGTACTATTGTAAAAGAGTTAACTTTTGACCAACTACAAGAATTCGTTGAAACAGGTTCTGTTGCAGATTTAGTTGCACAGCAAGCAGAACAACAAAAACAAGGACAAACAAGAAACCCGGCATCTGATAGACGTCCGGCTTCAAATACTAGAGAACAAGTTGTTACAAGACGTCCTCAACCAAGAACAAGAGCGGCGGCAAATGACGGACAACCAAGAACAGATGCGTTTTAATTTTTAGAGGTGTGAAATGGCATTATTTGATGTAGGTTCAAGAAATGATAGAGCAACTGATAATAAATTAGCCAAGAAGTTAAAAACCAAAAACAATACAGCAGGAACCGTTCAAATATCTGGCGGTTCCTCTTTATTGGAAATGGTTAAGACCAGTGTGGCATTGGCACAAAAACATCTTGCTAAATATCAGGACAATTATTATGTAATAAGAACAAAGGAACAGTTAGACGAATATGTTGAACATATTTTGGAAAATGGTATTTACAGTATAGACACAGAGACAACGAGTTTGGACCCAATAACTACAACCATTGCTGGATTCAGTATGTACACTCCAGGTCAGAAGGCTGTATATGTACCATTAAATCACGTGAGTTATATTACAGGAGTGAAAAGTAAGGACCAGGTTGATACTGACTTTGCAAAAGAACAGTTAGAAAGATTAACTGAAACTCCTGCTGTAACATTTAACGGGAAGTTTGATTACAGGGTTTTGAAAAACCAACTTGGCGTGAAAATAAATGTATATTATGATGGATACATAGGTGCAAAATTATTAAACGAAAACGAATTGGATGGTGGGTTAAAAGCATTGCATGCTAAATACTGTATTGGTCCTGACGCAGAGGCAATGTCATTCACTGATTTATTTAGTGGAATTCCTTTTACTCATGTACCAATTAACACAGGTTTTATATATGCGGCACGTGACGCTGAGATAACTTTTGAACTATATGAATTTCAGAAACAGTATTTGGATTTGAATATAGAACGTGAAGATTTAAGACGTGTTGCAGAGGTATTCTGGAATATAGAAATGCCAATCGTAACAATAATTGGTGATACAGAAGATACAGGTGTTAAACTTGATGTTGAGTATTGTAACGAACTTTCAGTAAAATATACAGCATTATTGGAAGAAAAGTTACAAAGATTTTATTCAATTTGTGATATGTATAAGGACGAAATTGATTCATATCGCATAGCAAGTAAAGACAATGTGTTGAGTGACCCAATTAATATCGGCAGTCCTAAACAAATTGCCGTTCTACTGTATGATATTTTAAAATTGAAAAGTGGCGACGATAGAAAACCTAGGGGAACAGGTGAAGAAATACTTTCTAAATTAGACCACGAAGTATGTGAAGCAATTTTGGATTACAGGGGAGTAGCAAAATTACTTTCAACATATATAGACAAGATGCCTAACGAGTTAAACAGTAAAACAGGAAAAATCCATTGTAAGTTTAATCAGTATGGTGCAGTTACAGGTAGATTTAGCAGTTCCGACCCTAATATGCAAAACATACCTTCACACAATAACGACATTAGAAAGATGTTTGTTGCAGACGAAGGAAAATATATGTTAAGCTGTGACTATTCGGCACAAGAACCAAGACTGACTGCCCAGATGTGTCAGGACGAAAAAATGATAAAGGCATACAAGGAAGGAAAAGACTTATACTGTGAAATAGCATCTATTGCTTTTGGTGTACCTTACGAAGAGTGTATGGAATTTAGACCAGACGGTACGAAAAACCCGGCAGGTAAGGAACGCAGGGGACAAGCAAAAACTATTGTATTAGGTGTTTGTTACGGAAGGCAGATTGATTCTATTGCGGAACAATTAGGAACTACAAAAAACAAAGCACAAGAAATTTACGATAAGATAATGCAGTCATTCCCGGGTTTACACCAATTTATGATTGATAGTCAAAATATGGCAATTGAGTTGGGTTATGTGACTACATTCTGGGGTAGAAAACGTAGATTACCAAATATGCAACTACCTAAATACGAATTCACATTGGACAGCAGTAAGAGTGACAACTTTGACCCATTGTTTGATGACACTGACGAAAGTATGTTTGATTTAACAGAGGACGAAATTATAGATTATACAAATCAATTAAATTCGTGCCGTGGTTGGAAACAGAAGAACGGTTTAATACAGGCAATGAAAGAAAAGGGTATAACTGTTATTGAGAACTCCAAGAAAATAGCAGACGCCGAACGTCAATGCGTTAATAGTAGAATTCAAGGTAGTGCATCTGACTTAACTAAAAAGGCTATATACCTATTAGGTACAAACGAAAAATTGAAAGAATTAGGGTTTGAATTATTATTGTATGTACACGATGAAATTATTGGACAATGTCCAAAAGAAAACGTGAAACAAGTAAAAGAATTACTAGAACAGGATATGATAAATGCTGGCAGTGATTTGGATATACCACTTGTTTGTGATACTGAAGTTACTGAAGGTTGGTACCATAAAGCCATACAAGTTTAATTTATAAACCTTATAAAAATTCTATATATTATTATGAAAGGAGATTGATATTAATGGGTTTTAATTTTTACTTCGCCGGAACGCAACACGAAACAGGTGAAAAACTCATTATTGACTTAAACGCAAATTTTCTACGAAGTTATCATAATGATAAAAAACATATTGCAAAGTTAATAGAGTTAAAAAAGGAAGGTAAGTGGAAAGGCAAACTGATGGTGGATAGTGGCGCCTTCACGTGTTGGACAAAGGGAATTGAAATTTGTCCGGACACTTACATTGAATGGATAAATGAGAATAGCGAGTATGTTGATTACTTTATACAACTAGACTCAATTCCAGGCAAACCAAATAACCCACCTACTTTAGAACAGGCAAAACAAGCAACAGAACAGTCTTGGCAGAACTATGTTCATATGGTGGAAAATGTTACTTGTCCACAAAAGATTTTACCAGTGTACCACAAAGACGAACCAGCTTCATATTTGCAACAGATAGTTAACTACAAAATTAATGGCAAACCTATTGAATATATGTGTTTAGGTGGTCAGGTTACTGTAAGAAGTCAAACAGAACGTCAAAAGTGGTATAATTATATCTTTGACATTGTTCAAAAGAGTAGTAACCCAAATATAAAGATTCACAGCTTGGGTTGCGCTAATACAGGTATTTTGGATAGATACCCATTCTATAGCAGTGATGCCACTAGCTGGATTATGGTTGGAAGTGTTGGTAATATCATTACTGATTATGGTTGCATTTGTGTAAGTGACAATAAGGCAAACGAGTTTGACCATATTGATAACTTACCGGCAGACGCAAAACAACATATTCTAGACGAGTGTAAAGAATGGGGTATTGATTTTGAATACTTGAAGGAAAGTTACAGAGCCCGTTCGATGTTCAATATTCAGTACCTAAATAGATGGGCAACGAATTACGAATACAAAGGGTTAAAAAGTTTTAAAAGGAACACATTGTTTTGAGGTGGAAATGTTGGAAAGTAAACCAGAGGCATATTTAGTACCACATAAAGATAGAAGTCCTAACAATGAAGGGTTAATTGGTGAAGAGGCTTTACTGAACAACCCTTTGATTGACGAATTATGTGAGAAAATGAGAAATGATTTTGTACCAAAGCACAAATACGCAATATTCAGTCTTTGTACATCAACAAGACCTTATATTAAGTCTCCAAAGTGGAAGAAATTTTACGAAAATTTTGGAGGAGTCTGTGACTTAATAATCTGTTCAAACGGCGGAATTATACCTATTGAGTACCAATTCTGCTATCCATTTACAGTTTATGACGCACATGGTGACAGTAAGACTGATGAACTATACAAACAAAAATTCAAAGAGCGATTGGACAAGTTTTTGGAAGTTCACGGTGACAGTTGGGACAAGATTATATTTTCTTTTCTACCGTCAAGTAGGAATAGAGAAGTTGTTAACGAATATGATTCGGACAAGATGTTTGTACTGCCTTCACTTGAGGTTTACAAACAAATCCATGAACAAGGAAGTCCTGGTGTAAACATTGTAAGATTTCCACAATGTGCCCATCAACACCTAAATGAAATTTCTGAAGTGTTGGGTGTGGCACGCATGAGTGATAAAAGGAGGTTATTTTAATGAAAAGAGTATTAGTATTATTATCAGGTGGGTTAGACTCAACTACTTGTTTAGCAATGGCTGTTGATAAATATGGGAAAGATAATGTTGAAACACTTAATATCACATACGGTCAAAAACACGACAAGGAAATTAAGTGTGCAGAGGATATTGCAAAGCATTATGGAGTTAACTACACATTAATTGATTTAACAGACATTATGAAATATAGTAATTGTTCTTTATTACAACATTCAACAGACGATATCAAACATCAAAGTTATTCAGAACAATTAAAAGAACTAGGTGGACAAGGAACCGTTGATACTTATGTTCCATTCCGAAACGGTTTAATGTTATCAGTTGCGGCATCTTTTGCAATTAGCAAAGACTGTGATGTAATTTATTATGGCGCCCACGCAGACGACGCCGCAGGAAGTGCCTACCCAGACTGCACACAATATTTTGCAAATGCTATGAACATTGCAATCTTTGAAGGTTCAGGACGTAAAGTAGAAATGGAAGCGCCACTAATTACAATGAACAAAGCACAAATCGTTGAACAAGGTTTAAAATTAAATGCACCATATGAAATGACTTGGAGTTGTTACGAGGGTGGTGATTATGCTTGTGGAACTTGTGGTACTTGTATTGACAGATTAAAAGCATTTGAAGCAAACGGTGCCGAGGACCCAATTAACTATATGGTAGGTGAGTAAATTGGATAAGAAACGATTAATTGAAATTGTTAATGAGAACATTGATATTTTAGAACAAGATATAAACAAGTACGGCGGACCTTTTGGCGCCGTTATTGTTGATAATGATTGTAACATTGTAGGAGTTGGGTTCAATACTGTTACAAGTACAAACGACCCGACAGCACACGCAGAAGTCAATGCAATTCGTAATGCCTGTAAAAATTTAGGAACATTTGACTTGGAAGGTTATACATTATTAGCAACGGGTTATCCTTGTCCAATGTGTTTATCAGCAATTATGTGGGCAAATATTGTGGATGTTTACTATGTTGCCGATGTTAAAGAGGCAGAACGTATTGGTTTCCGTGATGAATTTATTTACGAAACTATTGAACGATTAAGAAATGGTGATACCACAAAATTTATACATCTTAAGGATTTAAAGGATAAAAACTGTAAAAAACGTATGCACGACATTTATACAGTTTATGACGAAATTGGTAAGATGTATTAGTTTATAAAACAATAAAAAATTCTATATATTAAGTAGAAGGAGAAATGATATATGTTTAAAGTTAGCAAACGAATGGAAATTGCGGGTTCACACCAATTAGAACTCGATTACGAAAGCAAGTGTAGAAATTTTCACGGACATAACTGGATAATTACTGTATATGTAGCGGCAGAACAATTAGACCGTAATGGTATGGTAATTGATTTCACACACTTGAAACAACGTATCCACGACAAGTTAGACCACCAACATTTAAACGATGTTGTTGATTTTAACCCTACCGCTGAGAATATTGCATTATGGGTAGCACAAGAAATTAATTTAATTAGAGTTGGTGCTTCATGTTACAAAGTAACAGTTCAAGAGTCAGAAGGTAATGTGGCAACCTGGGAGGCAGATTAATGAAAATTAACGAAATATTTAAGTCAATAAGTGGTGAAGCAGCAAGAGCTGGATTTCCTGTAATTTTTATTAGAACTTATGGGTGCAATTTAAGATGTACTTATTGTGATTCAATGTACGCAATTGAGGGTGGTGATTATATCACAATGGACCCACAAGGTATTTTAAAAGAATGTGAGAATTTAGGTGCTAAACGTGTAATTCTTACAGGTGGTGAACCATTATTACAACCTGATATGCCGGAACTTGTTGATTTACTTTGTGACAACGGTTATGAAGTTGAAATTGAGACAAACGGTGCAGTTGATTTACAAGACTTTCATAAAAAAGTTACAACTAAGAGAAATGATTTATTAACTTACACAATGGATTTTAAATCATTAACAAGTGGTATGAGTCACAAGATGTTGATTAATAACTTTGAATTCCTAACTTCACGCGATGTTGTTAAATTTGTGGTTGGTTGTAAACAGGATTTGGAACACATGAAGGCAGTTTTGGACAGTTGTAAGGTTATGGCACAGGTATTCGTTAGTCCAATATTTGGTGACATTGAACCGGCTGAAATTGTACAATTTGTTTTAGACAACAATTTAAACAATGTAAGAGTACAACTACAAATTCACAAAATAATCTGGGATAAAGATAAAAGAGGTGTATAGTAATGGCAGTAGAGAAAAATACATTCAGCATTGAATTACAAGATGGAAAACGAGTATTTAAAGAATGGGAAATTTTATATCATTGCAAAGGATTGTTGCAAGCATTAGGTGGTGACCTGAATGACGGTTCAATGAAAGAAACTCCAGAACGTATGTGCAAATACTTAATGGAAGTTTTTGAAGGACAGTTATATGATAACAAGGAAATTGCCGAAATGTTTGATAAACAGTTTGAAATTGGTAGTGATGACCTTGTTATTGTAAAAGATATTACGACATTTAGTCATTGTGAACACCATATGGCATTGATGTATGATGGCAAAATTGCTATTGCATACCTACCAAAAGATGGCAAAGTATTAGGACTTTCTAAGTTTGCTAGAATTGCAGAATTAGTATGTAAAAGATTTCAAGTACAAGAACGAATCGTTCGTGATATTGCTGAAGTTTTGGAGACCTTGGGGTTGGTTGACTTCATGGTGGTCATGTATGACACGAAACATGCCTGCATGACCACTCGTGGGGTTAAGAACTACACATCTAAGACAGATGCGTTACTAACTAGAGGAAGATTTAGAGAAAAGGACCAACTCGAAGATAGAGTATTAAGGTCACTAGGTTTATAAGAGAAAAGGAGACAAAATGTTAAAAGTAAAGACTAAGACATTACAGGAAATGACGCAAAAGGCAATGAAGGGCGCAAGCAATAACAAGATTTTGCCTTTGACAAGTATGTTAGCAATTGAATTAAAAAACAATGTGTTAACACTTACGACAACTGACTTTTCAAACTATTTAGAAATCAAACAAGACAAAGTTGAAGGACAAGATTTCTATGTGGTTGTACAAGCAGATATCTTTAGTAAATTAATTGGTAAGTTAACGACAGAAGATGTTACATTAAGTGTTGATAGCAATGTGTTAACAGTTAAATCAAACGGACAATATAAATTAGAGTTACCCGTTGATGAAGACGGTTCGTTAGTACAGTTTCCAGAATATAGAAATATGCCGGAAACACCAGCATACTCTATTAAACTAGCAACATTAAAATCTATCCTAGCAACAAACAGGGCATCTGTTGCACAAGATTTAACAGTACCGGCTTTGACTGGTTATTATGTTGATAGAAATGGTGTATTAACAAGTGATAGCTTTGTTGCTTGTCATAATAAGATTACTACACTTACAACTTCATTCATGTTACCATTCCAGGTTGTTGAATTGTTTAACGTGTTAACAGCAGAAGATGTAAGCTTGTTTGTTGGTACTTCTGACGTGGTTATTAGTACACCAGACGCAACTATTTACGGTAAATTATTATTAGAAAAGGATAATTTCCCGGTTGATGCTATTAACAGTTATTTAGGTACATCTTTCGCAAGTAACTGTAAATTACCAAAAGACGCATTGTTAAGTATTTTAGACCGTTTATCATTGTTCGTTGGAACTTATGACAAGAACGAAGTTTATTTAACATTTACATTAGATGGCATTATTGTTGAAAGTAAAAAAGGCACAGGTAACGAGTTAATCAAATACCAAGAAAGCCAAAACTTTGCACCATTTACTTGCTGTATTGATATTGAAATTCTTAAAGCACAAATCCAAGCACAGCAAACAGACGTTATTGAATTGTTCTACGGTAACGAAACAGCAATTAAAATGACTTCTGGTGCAGTTGTACAGATTGTTTCTTTAAGTGAAGATGACAGGGTAGGTGCATAAGATGGCAAGATTAAATTTTGCTAACTTGAATAAACTTGTAAAAAGTTCTACTGAGGAAGGCGTTGCTGATTCGCAGCGCTTCCTTATGGAACTACAAACAAGTATAGAGAAAACAGAAGATAAGAAAAGACAAAAACCAGGAAGCCTTGCCTATAAGCCATCTTCAATGAATTGTGTTCGTATGATGTACTATTACATGACGGGCGCTAAAAAAGACGAACAGCCTATGGGTAATGAGTTAATTGGTATTTGTGAAAGTGGAACTGATAGACACGAAAGAATTCAGCAAGCCATTATAAATATGAAGGAAAACGGTTACGACTGTGAATATGTTAATGTAGCCGACTATATTCAGCAAAATAACGTACCTGATATAGAGGTTATAGAACAAAGTGGATACGAAACTAAATTACGACATACTAGATTAAACCTAAGATTCATGTGTGACGGAATTATTAAGTATAGAGGAAAATACTATATACTTGAAATCAAGACTGAATCTAGTTTCAAATGGCAGGCAAGAACAGGTGTTGACGAGTCACATCATACGCAGGCTTGCACATACAGTTATGCAATTGGTATTCCTGATGTTATGTTTGTTTATGAGAACAGAGATAATTGTGGCAAGAAATGTTTTATCTACACACCAAAAGAAGAACAAATTAACGACTTGGTGTTGGACAAGATAATTGACTGTGACATACATTTAAGGGAAAACAGAGTTCCGGCAATTCCTAATTCAGTAACTGCAAAGACTTGTAGATACTGTGAATATAAGACAATTTGTAGAGGTGCTTTTTAATGGCAAAGAATTGCGGTAAGCAGTTTGAACAACTTATAAGACAGCAATTTGAAGAAATCCGTGATGTTTCAGTGGACCGTATCAATGACAATGTTGGCTATGCGGGTGCTTATAACATTGCGGATTTAATTGTCTATAGAAAGCCTAACAAATATTATATAGAGTGTAAAACCGTAAAAGGCACTAGCTTTCCTTTTTCAAATGTAAACACGAAAGCATTATTAGATATGCAATATCAGTCGTTGATTAAGGGTGTTGCCTGTTACTACATTATTTGGTTTATAGATTTGGATTTAACAATAGCATTAAATAGTAACGAACTATATATCAAAATGTACGGACACAATAAAAAGTCCATTGGTGTTTCTTCATTTGATGAGTTTGAATACATTGTAGTAAATGGACGTAAGAAAAGAAAATATTATGAATATGATTTGGTAGATTTGTTAAATAAGTTAGATGGAGAAATGTTATGGGTAAGTTAAGTGTTGAACAATTACTATTAAATACTGACACATACAAAGTAAAAGAAACAGAAGACAGGATAGAACAAAACGCATCAAAGGTTGACGAAATAGTTCAACGATTAGTTGATGGGTATGCAAGACCGTTGGATGAATATATCAACTTTTGCAAAGATATTATCACAGATGAAAAGAACCCACCAACTGACGAAGAGTTGGATGAAATGTGTATGACTATTCCTTGTTATTTGTATTTTACAGGCGAAGGACAAGAGGCTTTGGGTTTACGTGAAGATGTAGCAAAGGCTATTAAGATGGAATTATATAATAACACATATGAACAAGCATCGGGTACAATAGCAGATAAGACGGCTACTGCAGAATTAGCAAGTCAACATGAATTTATTGTTCATTCTTGTTACCAAAGAGCCTACAAACAATTAAAAATTAAGTATGAAATCGGGTTAGAGTTGTTAAACAGTATTAAAAAGGTAATAAGTAGAAGACAAAATGCGTTGAACTTAACAGGAAGGTGACATAACTAGGAGGTTGAATATGTCAAAATTGGACGAACTATTTAATGATTTGAACAAAACATATAAAGAACAAGTTGCAACAGTTGGTAAGGTTCGACCCAAATCAGAAGTAATACCACTCACGAGTTTAACTGCCTGTTACAGTTTATATGGTGGCATTCCACGTGGTAGGGTTATTGAATTCTTTGGTGAAGAAAACGGTGGGAAGACCACAACTGCTTTAGATGTTGTATGTAATGCCCAGAAGTGTTTCAAACAACAATACGAACAGGAATTAAAAGAATTACAAAACAAAGACAAGTTAACCAAAGTTGAAGAACAAAGGTTAACTTATTTACAAAATAGGGGAAAAGGTCAGGCTATTGTTTGGGTTGACTGTGAAAACACATTTGACGAGGATTGGGCAAGGACTTTAGGTGTTGAGGTAGATAGCCTATATTTTATGCAACCTCTTTCACAAAGTGCAGAACAGATTTTTGATGCTATTGAAAATATGGTATTAACAGGTGAAGTGGGTTTGGTTGTATTAGACAGTCTTGGTGCTATGTTAAGTCAGCAGGAATGGGAAAAGTCTATGGAAGAAAAAACCTATTGTGGTATTGCTGGACCATTAACTAGATTTAGTAAAAAGATAGAATATGCTTGCGCTAAATATGATTGCACTTTTATTGGTATAAACCAAATGAGGGAAGATATTTCACCTTCAAGTTTCAAACTATATAAAACACCCGGTGGTAAAACTTGGAAACACGTTTGCTCGTTGAGGTTAATGTTTAGCAAAGGCAATTACTTTGACAGTAACTACAAAGATTTGACAAGAACGTCAGATGGTGCGGCGGGTAATTATGTTAATTTGAGAATTGAAAAGACGAAGGTTTGTAAACCAGACAGGAAGAACGGTAGTTATACATTGAACTACACAATAGGAGTGGACCCTTTTGTTGACTTGGTTGAAATAGCATTAAAATACAATGTTATTGTTCAGTCAGGTGCCTGGTACAGCATAATGCGGGACATTGATACCGGGGAGGTACTGATGGATGCCGACGGAAATATTGCCAAATTCAACGGAAAAGGAAAATTAATAGATTATTTAAAAGAGGACGAAGTTGTTTATCAGTATGTAAAAGACACAATTACACAATACATAACAGAGTAGGTGTAAGATGGCAAGAAGACGTACAACCGAAATTAAATCAATCTATACTGAATTAGGTTATACTGACAGATATCATTACTTTTCCACTTTAGCGGATAATTTTGGTATTGAGGTTATGAAGATAATATTAGTTGCAGAGAAACTTGGACCAGAGCAGGATTTTGATGCACTACTTTCTTGGGTAAGCAAAGAGGCAGACAATGCTATTTGATAAGAATACAATTAATATAGATGCAGGTATATTAGAGTTAATTAATAGGCGTAGACGACAAATATTAGTTCACTCTTACCTGTATTATAAAAGTGATACAAACCTAATAACAGACTTTACATTTGATTCTTGGTGTAAAGAACTTGTACAACTACACCAAAAACATCCAAAGGAAACGGCAAAGGCTGTATTTCCAAATGCTTTTGATGGTTGGCAAGGATTTAGTGGTTATGATTTATTTAAGAACGACACCATGGCGGAAGTGTGGGCAAGGCAAAAAGCATTTCAATTAACACAAAACACTTTATAGATTAATTATTTTCTCTATATATTAATCAGGAGGTGTTAAAATGAACACACGAAAACACAGCTCAAGACAAGAAAAATATGTGGCAAAGCAATTAGGTGGCAGAGTACAACCTAATTCAGGTGCAACACCTTTTCTTAAAGGGGATGTGATTGTTGGTAGTGATTGGCTTGTTGAATGTAAAACACAAATGACAAGTAAAAAATCAATGACAATACAAAAGGATTGGCTGGATAAACTTGAAGAAGAACGATTTGCTATGCGTAAGGCAAACAAGGTATTAGCATTTAATTTTGGACCAGATGAACCAATCTACTATGTATTAGACGAAAAAACATTTAAGCAGATGATAAGGAGAAACGAAGATGAATGACATTGAAAAAAGTTTTGCACTAGGTATGTTATCAAAACAAATAAACGAATCGGAGTTTGATAAACTTGAAGTATCAAAAGTAGATGGTGGTGTTTGTGTTATGATGGCAGGACAAACATACGGTATTATTGGTGCATTGGGTGCGGCATTGGCAGATTTGAACAAAGGAATTGAAATGGGGTTAGACGATTTAACAGTTCTTGTTCGTATGGCGGCAGAAATAGCACTTATGGGTGAATGCCACGAACGCCATGAACAGTTTGAGTCACGTGAAGATATGTTAGATTTTATGAAGAATTTCTTTGAAAAAGGAGGCAAGTAATGGCAATTACATTGGCATTAAAATATAGACCGGCAGTCTTTGAAGATGTAACAGAACAAGCATCAGTTATTTCAATATTACAAAATCAAATAACTACAAAGACTCACAAGAACTGTTATTTGTTTACAGGAAGTGCTGGAACAGGAAAGACAACTACTGCAAGAATATTTGCTAACGAGTTAAACCAAGGCAAAGGCACACCTATTGAAGTTGACGGTGCATCAAATAACGGGGTTGAACAAGTTAGAATCATTATAGACCAAGCAAAAATGAGAGCATTGGATAGTGAATACAAGGTTTATATTATAGACGAGTGCCACGCATTATCAAATGCGGCTTGGCAAGCTATGTTAAAACTAATTGAAGAGCCACCTAAAAACACAATATTCATATTCTGTACAACAGACCCACAAAAAATTCCAGCAACTATTTTGAGTCGTGTACAAAGATATGACTATAAGAAAATTAGTTTGGATGGTGTTGTTAAACGTCTAAACCATATCCTAGAAAAGGAAATAGAAGAAGGACGTAGCCTACAATACGAACAAGCCGCAATTGAATATATAGCAAAAATTGCTGATGGTGGTATGCGTGATGCAATTACATTGATGGATAAATGTTTATCCTACAATGAAAATCTATCAACTGAAAATGTATTACAGGCATTGGGTTCAGCAAATTATGACACAATGTTTGAATTATTGCAACATATATTGTCAGAAAAATTAGACGAAAGTTTAGTTATTATTGAGGAAGTGTATAACAGCGGATTGGATTTAACACAATTTATTAGACAATTCTGGTTATTTACTTTAGATGTGTACAAATATGCTTTATTGGAAGATTTTAAATACTTACAATTGCCGGTTACATTAAAGACTCAATTAGACGGCATTATACCCGACTTAAACGATGAGTTATTAACGAATCTACTAGAGTTAAATAACAATTTAAAAAGAGAAACGTGTGTTAAACAGTATGTTGAAGCAACTTTATTTAGTTGGTTGAGGTAATATAAATGATAGGACAAGAAAAGTTATTAGACAAGATTGATAAATTAGTTGAAAACGGTTTCCCACGATTTGTCCTATTGGTGGGTGCAAAAGGTTCGGGTAAGAAGTTATTAAGCAGGGAAATTGCCAACAGACTTCATTACCCACTTGTACCTGTTGGTATTGGCGTTGACGAGGTACGTGATGTAATAGTTAACTCTTACAGAAACACAGAACCTATCGTTTATATTTTACCAGATACTGATAAGATGAGTGTTGCGGCAAAGAATGCGTTACTAAAGATAACAGAGGAGCCACCACAAAAGGCTTATTTCATATTAACTGTTACTGATTTATCCAATACACTTTCAACACTTATAAGCAGAGCGTGTGTGTTGAAGATGGATAACTACAAAGAAGAAGAATTACTGGAATATTTAAAAAATAAGTACGATGTAAGTAATATGGCGGAAAACAACATTGTTTTCGTAATAGAGACAGCAACAGTTCCGGAAGAAGTTGATACATTGATGACATACGATGTTAAGGAATTTAGATGTTTTGTGGAAACAGTAGCAACAAATTTACACACCGTAAGCGCGGCAAATTCATTTAAGATATTGAATAAGTTGGCATTGAAAAAAGACGAGGATAAGTGGGATGTGTTGTTATTTGTACAGGCATTAAGACAAGAACTGTTAAGACTTTATTACAATGAGGGCATTGAATATTATTTTAGAGCCTATGTTCAAGCTGGTACACTATTAAAAGAGTTAAAATACAAGAATTCAGTTAATAGACAATACTGTTTAGACCAATTTATTCTGGATGTTCGTAAGATTTGGAGGGAACTACAATGAACCTAGCAGAGTTGAAGAAATCTATTGTTGATAAAGATTTGCAAAATGTTTATATATTTACAGGTGACGAAATCAAAGTTATGAACATTTACATAAACCAGATTGCAAACATCCAGGGTAGAACAGTATTAAGAAAAGACAATGTTGGTGAAATATTTAAAACATTGAAAATATCTAAACTGACAAAGGACTCTAATGTGTATGTTATACTTGATGACTTTGATTTTCTAAAGCAGGAAAAACATTGGGAACAGTTAATGACAGCAACTGACCAACACACAATAATTCTAGTATATAGTCAAATAGATAAACGTGGTAAATTCTACAAAAACTATAAAGACAGTATCTGTGAATTTGAAAAGTTGAGTGAAGTTGTATTAGCAAAGTATGTACAAAAGGAAATTCCTTTGGAAACAGAACGTGCCAAACAACTTGCTTTGATGTGTGAGAATTCTTACAATAGAGTATTAATGGAAGTTGATAAACTGAAACACCTTATACAAATTTACAACCTAACACCAGAACAGGCATTTGATAAAATGTTAGACGAGGAGTTGATACATACTACAAAGACTGAATTGGTGTTCAAAATAGTTGATGCAATTTGTAAACGTCAGGTTGAATTAACTTTTGATTTATTACAATATTTAGATGTCGTTAAGGATTCGCCAATAGCCATCTTGAGTTTACTATATACAAACATTAAATCAATGTTATTGGTTTCAGTATGTCCAAACGAAGGCAAGATGAGTGAAATTACAGGACTTACAGGTTGGCAAATTAAAATGGCATATGAGAAAGGAAATAATTATAACCCGTCTGAGTTGTTACACATAATGAACACGATTAAACATATAGACGAGGGTATAAAAATTG